TCACATCTGTAAAAAGAAAAGCAGTTCCTTTGAGGCACTGTCCCAGGTGATTTTATCGAATATGTCCTTTGCAAATTTCTTCTTTTCTTCCAGGGAGTCCGTATCTAAAAACTGTATTATTGCTTTGTGAATTAAATCTATATTTAACTTGTCATTAGAGTTAAAAAGTTTTTCTCTTTCCAGTTTTAGAAGTTCTTCTTTTAAAGCATTGCTTTCCTGTGTAAGATTTTCTATTCTTTCGGCCAATGGTTTGGCAGCATCATTTGAAAGAAGAATCAGCTTGTCTACAAGGCTGTCAACAGCTTTTTTATTTGATGCAATCTTTTTGTTTATGGATTTTATGTCCTTGTCTACATTGGATTTCTTTTTGTTGGAGTTATAGTATTTAGTAAGTGTCTCCTTGTCCCTCATTTTCTCAAGAAAATCTTTGACTTTGGATTCGGCCCAATCAACTCTGAGAGAAAGGTTGGAGCACCCATTTTGTCTGTATCTTTTACCACTGCAGGTAAAATAATATAGCCTGGTTCCATCACTTCTTATTCTTCCAGGAGAAACTCCCATACCTGATCCGCATCTGCATTTCATAAGTCCACCTGTAAGAAATGTAAATTTACTTTCATGTGGATGAGGAGCAACTGTCTTTTTTTCAAGCTGACTTTGTACAGCAATCCATAAATTCAAGTCTACAGCAGGTTCATGCCTTGATACACCTACCATCATGCTTTTATCTTTCCATGCCTTTATACCTTTATATCTTGGCCTGCGATTATATGGTAGAAATCCACATCCGTTTGGTTCTCCATAGACAGTGTAGCCTTTGTTTTCAAGATACTTTATGGACTCTTCTGTGGCTTCCAGATAAGTTGGATTTGTAAGTATACCATAGATGGTCTTTGGATTGTAGGTGAAGCCTTTCAGCTTGAAATATTTATGTATTTCAAAGGCAGTATAGCCACTGGCGTATTTTTGAAATATGAGTTTTATGTTGTCTGCATCTTTTTCCTTTTTCAAGTATGAAACTTCCTTGCCGTTTTCTTTTACTTTCTGTACTGAATATCCTGAGGGAGCAGTACCGCCACTCCATCTACCGAGCTTTGCAAGTTCCCTCATGTTGTCCTTTACTCTCTGTGCTATATTCATCCTTTCCATTTCAGCAAAGGAGGCAAGGAGCATCATCATCATTTTTCCTATAGGTGTGGAAGGGTCGAAGCCTTCTGTAACAGATACAAGCTTTACATTTAGTTTGTCTAGTTCATCAAATACATTGACGAAGTCCACTATGTTTCTGGCTATACGGTCTACCTTGTATACTGCAACTACATCAAACTGTTTTATTTTGACAAGCTGCATCATTCTCTTGAAGTCAGGTCTGTTTATGTTTCCACCGGAAAAGCCTTCATCCTCGAATATTTCAAATCTGCATTCTTCATTTTGTCTTTGAAAGTACTGTTTGCATATTGCTATCTGATTTTTTATGCTTTCTCCTGTGTCTGTTTCTACTGATTTACGGCTGTATATGGCTATTTTGAGCACTAGGGTGGCCCCTTTCTAAAGTATTTAATTTATTATATACATTTATGTATATTTTTGTCGAATTTGTTGAATATTGAGTAAGCATGTCCTATACTAAAAAATAAGGTTATCATAGATTAACAAACCTATGATAACCAATATATTTTCAAATACTTGATATTTTCATTATATAATAATGTTTTTGAAAGTACAAATTAATATTTATTTAAGTTGTTAAAAATAATATTGCTAATATTATTTTATTATATATCATACAGGAGAATTATATGGATAAAATAAGATGGATTCATTTATCAGATATACATTTTAGTATTAATAACTATAAAACTCAATGGCTTAGAGATAAGCTGATAGAATCTTTAGAAAAAGAAAAAGGTAAAATTGATATATTAATCATTACTGGTGATTTATTATATCAATTTTCTTCTACTTTTGATGAGATAGAAAAATTTCTAAATTCAATAATTAGAGCTATAAATATATCCTTAGATAATGTTTTTATAGTACCTGGAAATCATGATTTTGGAAGAACTGATACGAGAAAACTTATTTTAGAAGGTATTAAAAGTAATGTTGAATGTATTAGTAAAAAAGTTGCTGATTTATCTTCAGAGGTAATCTCTACTTTATTAGATGAACAAAAAGAGTTTTGGGATTTTCATAAAAATTTTTTGAAAAGAAATGACGACTATAAGAAAGTTCATTTTGTTAATAAAAGAGATAAATTCAATATTATTAACTTAAATACATGTCTTATATCAGGCTTAGACAATGAAGAAGGATCATTAAGTATAAATATGAATCAATTAATCAAAACCTTAAGAGATAAAAAAGATGATAATAAAGTGAATATTGCTATAGGTCATCACAGTTTAGAATGTTTCACAGAAAAAGAACAAGGTCAGATTGTTAATATTTTTGAAGATTATAAAATTGACTTATATTTTTGTGGCCATATACATAAAAGTAAGTATAAAATATACACTGATGGAAAAAGATATATACCATCAATAGTGTGTGGATCTGGTATGTTAGATTCTTATGCAGAACCAAGTTTTGTAATTGGTGAAATTAATTTAGATACAGCACAAGGAAATATTGAGTATTATAAATGGTCTAAAAGTAATAATTGGTTGGTTAATAACGAAGTTACTAGACATATTTGTGATAATGGAGTGCTTAAATTTTCACTTGATAGGCTTTATAAATTAAAAAAAGTAGATGATAGTTATAATAATCAACAATCTGATGAGTTAGTTGCTGAAAAAATTAATCAACTTACGGAGGTAACACTTGAACATGATAAATTTGAAAAGTTTCTAATTAGTTTTTGCAAAGAGATAAATCATTTTTCAGATAATGGACATGGTCAAGCAGAAAAGGATGTTGAAGAAAAATTTGTAAACATGAAATGTAATTCGACTTTTGAAAATCAATTTAATAGTAATATAGAGTATTTTACATTAATAGATAACATATTATTAAATATAGAATATATTCCATATGATAGAAAAATTGCTATACCAGGAGTTATAATTGATGCATATTCTTTAGTCGTCGATTGCAGCAATAATGGAACAAAAATATTAAATGAAATGGTAAATATATTAATAAGTAAATATAAAAATATATATGGAGTTCCCAACAATGACTTAAGGCAATATTTTAAGACTATAATATTTTGGAGCATAAATAAATGTGATATATATAATGAGGTTAAATAGCAATATGAGTATAGGAAATAGTGAAAATGTATATTTTTTAAAAAAAGAGGTGGTGAGTAAGTTGATAGACTGTTTTAAAATAAATAAATATCAATCTATAGATGAAAATATATTATATATAGGTATGAATTTATATAATATATTAAAAAGACCTCAACATATTGATGTAGTATTTAAAAAATATTCAATTGATAATAATTTAGAATTAGGTATAAATTTAGAAAGATTATTATATTTAGCATTAACGTTTTTATATTCTGTAGGAATGATAGAAATAAGTGGTAAATTACTCAGGAGGATAAGATGATTTTATCTAGATTAGTTGTATATTCTGAACAACACAATAAAATAAAAAAAGAGTATAAATTTAATAGATTAGGATTAAATATAATTTTAGGAATTAAGGATGCAAATGATGATGAAAGTAATGGTGTTGGCAAGACTTCTATGGTAGAGACTATAAAGTATTTATTAGGTGCAAAATTACCAAATGATTTTTTGTCAAAAAGTAAATTGATAGAGGAAAATTTATTTTTTATACTAGAAGTTATTATTGATGAAAATTTATTTTATTTATCAAGAAGTATAAATGAACCTGATAAGTGTTATATACAAACAGAAGGCGAATTAAATTTTAATTTGGCTGAATGGCCAAAACCTATAAAAGATAAAGAGTATAAAGAACTAATTGAGCAACTTATCTTAGGTGATAATGATAAGGAAGTGCATCCAAGCTTTGCATCTATTAGAGAATATGTATTGAGAGACGAGAAAACAGGATTTAATGATATACTACTTCCTAATAGAAAAGCAATGATGTCATATGAAATTTTAAATTATTTATTTGATATAGAGTTTAAAGGAGAATATGATATATCATTACTAAAAAAAGAACAAAAAAATTTAAGTAAAAAGTTAAAAGCATTAGAAATTTTTATAGGTGGTAATATTAATTCAATAAAAATAGAAGAAAAGCAATTGAAGGAGCAACTTAAAAATTTAATCAATATTTCTGAGAATATTGATATTAAAAAAAATACTCAATTATCTAAAGAAAGATATAAGTCTATTAAAAAGGATTATAATAAAATATGTAGTAAAATAATAAAATTAGAAAGTATGAAAGAACAATATATTGAAAATATCGAAAATCTTAAAAATAATGTTATTAAGATAAAGAAATTAGATGATGTTGAGAAATTTTACGAACAGATAATTGAGTATTTTCCTAATGAGATAACTAAGAATCAACAAGAAATATTGAATTATTATAATTTTATGGTTAATAGCAGAGGAAAATATTTTAACGAAAAAATACAAGAAATAGACAAGTTGTTAGATATATTAGAAGAGAAAAAAGAATTATTAAATGCGAATTTGGATAAACAAATACATACATTAAAAAGTACTACTGTAATAGATGATATAAACAGTATATTAGATAAAGTTAATGAAAAAAATCAAGAGTTATCAAATATAGAAATAAAAATCAATCAATATTCCCAAAAAGATAAATTAGTAGATGAAATTAATAAAATTAAACAACAAATAATAAGTGAAACTAATATAAAAAATGAAATATTTAAATCATATGAAAATATAATTAAAGAATCGAAATTTCAATTTAATAATATTGTTAAAATAACATATGCTGAAGAAGGAATATTGGAATTTGAATATAATGGCAATACGAATATGAAAGATACTACGGGAAGAATAAAAATATCATGTAGTATAATGGATGAAAATTCTCATGGAAGAATGTATATGAAAATAAATATGTTTGATTTAACATGGTTATTACAAAGAATAAAGCATAAAAGCAAGATGAATTTTCTTTTCCATGATGGATCTTATGTTAAACCTGATAATAAAAAAGCTAAAATGAGACTATTAAAGTATATAGACAATTACATGCAAAAAGAAGGTTTAGGTCAATATTTTTTAACACTAAATTTAGCAGAATTATATAAAGAAGATATTGAATACTTTGATAAAGGAAAAAAGATAATAGCATATTTAAGTAAAGATGAAGATGAAAATAGATTCCTGGGCTTAAAATATTAACTTATATATTAAAAATATGATTTAAAAATCATAAAATGTGTTATAATATATTTAGAAGAAGCCATTACGGTTTTTAGGTTAATTTAATACTTTTGGTTAATTAAAATGCACTTATGCGAGGGTGCATTTTAATTTTTTGAGCTTTTTTCTTCAGCAGTTATGGAAATTTCATTTTTAGATTTTTCAACTGAAAAAACAGATATATATTCTCATATAATGGTATTTTACGGAACTTATGTTCGCATTAAAAGTAAAAAAATAATAGCATTTAATTGTTATTAGTCCCACAAATCATTTCAGCTATATCATCAGCAGAGTGCTCCATGTTTGTATGCTGCATGTCCAATCCTATCATATAACCAATATTAGGCATATCATCTGTAATATGCTTGATTTCATGTATGAAAACCCTGCATTGAGTTTTATAATTTATAGAACCATTAAGAATCAAATGATAATTTCCACGTCTACTTACGTAAACAAATCCTAATAAACCGGAAGGCATGTTAAAACCTATAGTTGTTTTAATATTGAATGCATTCATAACTTCATAGAAGGGTATATCCTGATTTAAAAGAGCCTTCAGGAGTGGCTTGTCTAGTATATCCATAAAATCATCCTCTCAAGTATATATTTAATAAAATCTTTATTTGAAATATCATTAATCCACCTAATATATTAATTTTCAGATGAAGAAAATTTATTGAAGTTTTCAAGGAAGTCATAAGCCTTTTGACCTTTGATAACTGCAGACTTAATTGATTTTACATCACCAGATATTTTGGCAGCAACATGTGTCAAGTTGTCTATTTCAGCTTTATGTATTTGTGAATTGTGTTCCAATGCTTTGAGAATTTGAGTATTTTCAGTTGTTTGGGATTTAAGTTCATCAAGCCGAGATTGTATTAAATCAAATCTATTGTCCATTGAGTCAACCTTACCTGTAAGATTGCCCAGCAGGTTTAATATTTTTTCCTCATTGTTCATTAAATCATATCCTTTCAAATTTATTTTCTCACTGTGGTTATTATATGAAATTATACCATATATTATATACTATACTGTAATTTAAAGAAATATAATTATAGATTAGAATGTTAAATCATTATTGAATCTATTTTTAAAATATTTTATTAAATCTTTTTTGGTATCAAATAATAGGCTAATTTCAGCATCTTTATAATTATATTTATGAGTATAGGTACATTTCCTTATTTTATAAACTTTACTTAAAAATTTATTTTCATTTTTATATTTAACAGTATCTTTTTTTAGAAGTTCAAATTGATATTTAAATGTTTTATTAGCATTTTTATCATTAACAATAAATAAAGTATCATCATTTATAAAAGAAAAGTCCAAAGGTTCCAGGTCATAAACACCCATTGAAAAGAAACATTGTATATTCTTAATATAATAATCATTTAATCTTTCAGGACATGTAAATCCAATTAAGGTTACTTTTGAATTATCAATTGTTAGTATACCACTGCCAAGTTCCTCTATACGTTCTTGTAGAATCATTATAATATACTCCTTTTAGTTAATTTATTTGACTTTCAGGTTGTAGATTATTATAAGAAGATGAGAAATCTTTTTTTTGCATTTCTAATAGAAAAGCTGGAGAGATCTTAATAATATCATTGTCAAATTTTATTACTACAGTTTCATAAAATCTGTCTATACAATTAGAGTTTGTTTTTTTATTTAAATATCCTATGATTTCACATTTATAAGTGATATCTTTATTTTTATAATATATATCTTTTTCTTCTTCAGCCTTAGGACTTAGTAATTTCCATTCTTTTAGCTTGTCCATCCTATCATCTAGGTTATTAAAAGTAATTATTGAATCTAAATCAAGCGCATTATTCTTTGTATCTTTATCAATATTAATAAGATTCAGGAACTCAGTTTCATTTAGGATTTTAATAGAATATCCTTTTTCATTTAAGATATATGCTTTTTCTTCTTTATTGCTCATTCCATCATCACCAACAAGAGATTTATCCTGAATTCCAATTATTAGATAATCTGTTTTTTTAGAAACACTACTTTTTAATATTCCACCCCAATCAGCTATTTTTTGCATTGCTTCTTTCCTGCTTAAGCATTCGAGATCTCCAGTGAAGACCACACTTTTATTATAAAATGGATTAGAAGGATCAATATTATCATTGGTAGATTTGATTTCAGATACTTTAACAGTATTGAATCTATGCTCTGCAAAAGTACTTTTATTACTTTTTCCCATAAGTTCTTTTCTAGGATGTAAGTCTGCAAAGTTTTTTATTGGAAGGCTTACATATGTATGACAAAATGATTCAAGAGTTTTTCTATGAGCACGTTTTATACATTCAATTACCAAATTAGCACAAGCCATTGCATCATCTAAAGAATTATGGTGATGTCCTAAATCTATTCCAAAATAATTGGCACGATCTTCTAAAGATTTTCCTATTCCTTTACCTCTACATAGTCTTGTAGATATTGGTATACTGCAAATGTAATTAAAATCAGGCATAGAAAGATCATATTCTGATAAGCAATTTTTTAATACAGACATATCGAATGCAGCGTTATGAGCAATTAATATGTTATCATCAAAATAAGAATTTATATTATTCCATATCTCTGGGAAAAGTGGTGCATTCTCTATATCCTTAGGAGTTATACCATTAATAGAAATATTTTTTTCACTAAAGTCAAGAGTTGGCGGATGTATTAAAAAGTAATCCTTTTTATATATTTCGTTATTTTTTACACCAACTATTCCAAGTGAACATGCACTACTGTAGTTATTATTGGCAGTTTCAAAATCTATTGCTACAAAGTCAAATGACATAATAATTCCCCCATAAATTCAGCCATCATTTCTATCTTCTTCATCTTCGATAGCCTTTATAATTCTAATAATTTTCTTTATATCACCAGGAGACATCTCCTTGGTTTGTTTAAAGAGTAGCTTCAAATCTTCTCTATCCTTTAATGTATCCCAAAATTGATATAACTCAGGATCTTCACATACTGATTCTGATATTTTATCAGCAGAGGAATATGTATTTTTAATATTAGTATTTTCAAGTAGATAATCTGTAGAAACATTAAAATATTTTGCTATTGTTTTTAATGTCTCTGTATTAGGTTCATTTGTATCAGCCTCATATCTTGAGATAGTTGGCTTTGATACATTTAGAATTTTACCTAATTCTTCTTGAGTTAAGTCTAATTCTTCTCGTAAATGTTTAATTCTCTGTCCTAATGACATAAAAATCCACTCCTTATAAGAATATTATATAGTATCATTTTATGAAACTAAGCAAAGTTACGTAAAACGATATTTATTTTTAAAAATGTATTGACAGTTGCATAAAATGAAATTATAATAAAAATATAAAGTTTCACTTTACGTAACAAAGGAGGCTTAAACGTTGAATACTATAATTAAAAATCTGAGATTAAAGAATAACTTATCATGTGAAGAAATGGCCAATTTAATTGGAGTATCAAAAGCAAGTTATTCAAAAAAGGAAAATGGCTTAGTTAAGTTTTCGTTGGTAGAGGCTAAAGTTGTTGCAGATATTTTTAAAAAATCAATTGAAGAAATTTTTTTTAACTCAGAAGTTACTGAAAATGAAACAATAAAAATATCATGATCGGCAACTAATTACATTATAAAACTCATAGTTCTATATCACCATGATATGAGTTTCAGGAATGATATGGAATATGTGAATTGAGTTGCAGAGTTTTTATGAAAGGGGAAAAAGATAAATGGATAATGAGAATTTAGAACAAAGAAAAGCTACACCTGAAGGAAAAGTTCAAGTACAGCTAATAGGTAAATGTAATCATTGTAATGTAAAGAATATTTTATCACATAATATACAAGCTAAACCTAGATTTTGTATGCAATGTGGTAATAAAATTAATTATTCTTTATTAAAATAGCCTTCTTCATTAAAGGTTGAAATAGAGCCACAATAAGGACAAAATTTTGCATTATTAGGTAAAGAAAATTTTTCATCGTTATTGTTTGTTTCGCATTGATCATTTGAACAATTGTTTATTAAATATATTCCACATTCTTGACAGAATTTAACTTCTTCGTCAAGATGGTCCTCAAAACCACAATTAGGACATTTCATAGATTATCACCACCTTTCTTGATAGTGATAATTCTACAAGGATATGTAAAAACCTTTAGGAAAAAATGTAATTTAAGTAACCAGGCACCATCTATTTGAATACTATAATATTAGTAATTTTAGGAGGAATTTTTATGGCCAAAAGAGAGAGGATTAGATATGAGGACATAAAGGTAGTTATCATGAATCCGGAGTGCCTACCTATAACCCAAAAGAAAATATTTGATTTCTTCTATGAAAAAGTTATGCGTGAACAAGCTCAGAAGCAGGAAGAGAATGAAAATAAACTTAAAGAAGTAAAGTAGTCTACAAGGCTGAAAGGCCTTTTATAAAAAATATTTTTCCAAAAAGAAATAAATACTTGCTCAATATATTCTATGATGAATATTTAAAGATAGTACCAAAAATAAATAATTTTCAAGGAGGATTAAAAATTGAAAGAATACAGCTTGGGAGAAGTAATAGATAAGTTTGGAAGAAATAACAATTTGAAATTCAAGTTTGTTGCAGAAGAATCTTATAAGACGAATGAAGGAGCCGTAATTGCTTTGGATGCAGAGGGAAGAGTTGTAAATGAAGAAGGTGAACCTATATTATCAAATTTTAATTTGAGAAGTAAATTCAGATTGGTAAATGATCCAGTAGATAAGATGGAGGCCTTTAAAGAATTTAGAATGGGAAAGACAATTTATTGTGAATATAACGGTGCAACATATGTATATATTCCATGCCATGAAAGTGAGTTTACTGCTTTGAAAAATAAGTTTGATGAACCTGTTTCAATTGAAGAAATTTTGTATGGTGAATGGTTCATAGAGGAGGACTAGAAGGATGTATAAGAGGACAAGAAAAAAGTGTAATTTAAGTATTGAAGAGGCAGCGTTTAGATTAAATATATCATCAAGGACTTTAATCAACTATGAATCAGGAGATACAACACCTTCACCTGATATAGCACTTGCCATGTCAAGATTGTACAAGCAACCTTTTCTAACACAGATTTATTGCAAGGAATGTTGTGGAATTGGAAAAGCTTATAGTTATTCAGTTCTTGATAATGTGAATATGAGTATTGAAAGTGTACTTTTGAGTTTGCAGGAAGAGGCTGTTGAGGCAATGGAAGTACTTCCAGATATGTTGAGGTTAATAAGAAATAAAAAGAGCAGGTATGATTTTGCTGATAGTGACTGGCGTTGGTTTATAAAAGGGCTTCAAGAATGGCTTGACCTTGAACACAATATTGAGTGTTTGAAGATATCATTTAACAGATTTGCAGATATGGAAAAACTTATACAGGAACATAATGCAAAGTGTATTGCAAGGCATTATTCTTTAATATCAAGATAAAAAAAGAACCCTTAACAAAGGGTATTACGATATTTATTCGCTAAGATACTCGGCCAAGTATCTTAGCTCCATTATATCATAAAGGAGCGTGTTATTCAAAGTGAAAAAAATATTTGCAATTGTAACCACTAAAAACAGGGAAACCTTTTTTAATCAAGGTAAGTTCATTGTAGCCTGCGGTAAGAATTTTAATATACGCCAGTCAGGAGATACTCAGGATGTGATCCGTAAATGAGCAGGTGGAAGAAAAAATCTGTTGACAGCTCAAAATCTAATTTATTGCCTGGGCAAATGAGTGTTTTTGATATTGGATATGAAACCATGAAACTTCATACTGCAGAGTTTATACATAATAAACCTGTACCTCACACTGATTCAAAGGATATAACCTCTATGCAGGAAAAAACTTTGAAGAGATTTATATCAGATTATGAAGTTTCAAGAGCTGCCAAATGCGGAAAAAGCCTTGAAATAGAAGTTGTAAATGCAGATGGGTTTATTGCCTACTGGATAGGTGAAAATGGCAGGGAGGACTTTCATTTTAACAAGAGAGCATCAATTCTGCCCTGGGATAAAGTAGTATATTATTCCGAAAAGTTTAAAGAGCCTCCATTGACTGAAATTCAAAAACAACATTTTGATGAGTTTTTAGAGGAGAATGATTGTAAAAAGATTGAAAGGATAATTCATAGAAAAGGTGACCTGAATATTCTCATAGAGTATTCGGGCAAAATTATAGATATTATTTCTAACGGATGGGTTTTGGAATTTAACAATATAAAGCATATAAACTGTATAGAAGATGAAGTTGTGAAAGATTATTCAAAACCTAAAATCCATTCTGAAATTACTACAAAAATAAAAGTAGGCGATTTGGTACAGGCCTTACATGGTGAACAAACTATAGAAGGCAGAATAACACGTGAATATGGCATGGATAATGACATACTCAATATAGAATTCAAGAAAAACAATGGATACGCATGTACTGCCATAGGCAGAAGGCATGTTTTGAAAGTATTGCAATCTGTTTAAAATAAAAATGTACAATAAGGAGAAGATAGTATGGCTCAATTTAGATATGTTTACACAAGTTTTTGGGAAGATCCTGATATAGTTGAAAATTTTACACCTGAGGATAGATTGTTTTTTATATATCTTTTAACTAATCCCCATACAACACAGATAGGTATATACAAAATAACAAAGAAATTAATATCATTTGAACTTGGATATTCTATTGAGTCTGTTAATGCACTCATAGCTAGATTTGAAGAGCATCATAAGGTAATAAAATATAATACTCAAACAAGGGAACTTGCTATAAAAAACTGGGGTAAATTTAATTTAAATAAAGGTGGCAAACCTGTTGTAGATTGCATTAAAAAAGAGTTTAAAGCTGTAGAAGACAAGAGTTTGTTGGCATATATAGCTAGAAATATTAAAAATCCCAACATGAAACTTTTATTCATGCAGGAATTAAGTAAATATTATTCTGAAATTAGTGAAGAAATAGCACCTGAATCAGACGATACGTTAGACGATAAGTCTGACGATTCGTCTTGTGGCTCGTCAACGATACGTGGACAAAAAGAAAATGATAATAAAAAAGAAAATGATAATAAAAATATAAATAATATATATAGTCCAAAGGAGCAGGAAGAAATTCAGGAATACAAATCTCAAAATCTTAAAAGAGACTCAGTTCCCTATGAGAAGATTGTACAGGCCTTTAACTCAATATGTCCATCCATGCCTAAAGTACAGAAAATATCCAAGCAGAGGAAGTCTGTTATAAAGGCAAGGTGGCAGGAGTATTCAAGCATTGATACATTCTTGAAAGTGTTTAAAATGGCTGAAACAAGTGATTTCTTGTCTGGAAGAGATGGAAAATGGAGTGCCTGCAGTTTCGATTGGATTATTAAAAGTCAGAACTTTATCAAGGTCATGGAAGGTAACTACAGAAACAAAAAGGCAAATAATGCAGGTCAGAGCAATTCCAACAGCACTTTTAACAATTTCAAGCAGCGTGAGTATGATTTTAAAGATTTAGAGAAGAAGCTTTTGGGATATTGAATATAAAACCTAAAGGGAGCGAACCTCACATGAAAGAACAGAGTATTCCTAATGACATAATAGAGCTGTTTGATACTATTTTGGATTATGCAATGACAGTTAAGAGTGTTACAGGATATAAATGTGCCAATGAGCCTGATTTGTTGGCTGCCTGCAGGATTATGGAGAAGATAAAGAAAAGGGAAGGATGTTAAACCTATGAATAAAAAGGATTTATCAGATATAAGAAAAGAATTTAAACTGGATAGCTATGCATTACCAATAAAGGAAGTGTGCAGCGTATATTTGAAAAAGGAAAATGGTCAGATAATAACAAAGGAATTAACACCATTTGAGATGATGGATGTTGAATCAAGACAGCTGTATTTGAATAATTTTAAAAAGGTTCTTACTGGTCCCATAGATTCAAAAATATTTGAACTGGATTTTAAAAGTAAGAATACTAAAGAAGATTCATCTAAAGATATGTCGGATATTTTATCTAGTGCACTTCAGGACAAAATAAATATAACAGATTTTGCAGATGAAGTAATAAATAAAATACGTCAAAATTTCAATTATGATGCTGATATAGTGATAAATTTTATCAAATCTGAATACTACAGAGGATCTAGAAAAGACAGTAGTCAAGAAGATTATATACAAGTTGTACCTTTCATTTTATGTACTGTAAATAAAGTTGATATTCCAAAGAAAACTCTAAAATTTGATTACTCTGAAATGAAATTCAAATCAAATTCTGTTTTAGATGTTACCGTAAATCTTAATTTACCTCTTGATGGATTCTTATATCCAAGCTTTGGTGCTGAATATGTAGATCAAAATAAATTAATTTATTATTCTCATAAGGCAAAATACTTAAACCAAAACTTTGTGGGAGAAGTGCTTGACTGTACCATGAAACCCACAGGTATAGAAGAAAATGAGACTTTTAATTCAATAATACAATATGCTTCTGAAAATAAAATCAGACCTAGTGTTATGCAGGATATATATGAGCATGTAAATGAAAAGCTTGAATATGAAGAAGATGATGATGAGTCCAAAATAAATATGAAAGACGTTGAAAATATATTTGAGAAAAGTGGAATACAGAATAAAAAGCTTGTTAAAGAAGCTTTTGAAGATATGTGCGGTGGAGATTATGATTTTAAGGTAAAAAATATATTACCTGATTTCACTAGAAGGTCTGTTAAAATAGAAAATTTTAATGTGAAAGTAGAGATTACTCCAGGTAATTTAAATAATGTTAAGCAGGTCAGAGATAAAGAAGGTAGAAAGTGTCTCCAGATAATTCTAAGTGAGAATGTTGATTTGGAAGGTATAGGATTGGAAACGGAGGTGTAGCAAATGTCTAAAAATTTAATAGAATTAGACAAGCAATTGATAGAACTTAGTAAAAAGTATAATGAATATGAAAATTTCTTTGAAAGGGTAGAGTGTGAAATAGAAGACCTCAAAGAAGAAAGAGGGGCTTTACAAAGATTGATTAGTGAAACAAATCAAAAAATAAAAAGAAATAAAAGACTCATATATGGATTAGAAGGTTTTAAGATAGATAAAAAAGATGATTTTTTAATCAAATTTATAAAGGCATCATATTTCTGCAATCATGATGATGTATATAAATCAATAGATTGTGTTCAAATACATGATAACTACTTACTTGCTCTTGATGGGTACAAAGCCATTATTATTAGATCTAATTTAATTCCAGATGAGTTGAAAAACAAAAAAATAAAATGGAATGTAAGAGAAAATTTTAAAGAAAATATAATTGAAGATAAAAGAGAAATTATTGATCCTACTGAATTATTTGATAATGCTAAAACTCATAAAAAATATATTTTTAAAGATATAACAAAGAATGATTTTCTTAAAAGATTTACAGTAGGAGATATTGATGAAAAATATAATAATATAAATATTTTTAAATTTAATGATATGTATATTGGAATAAATATGGAGTTTATAAAGAAGGCCTTTATTTGTATTGAAAATAAGTTTGATGTATATGTTTCAAGTCCAGTTAAACCTATAGTATTCCAAAATAATGATGTATCTATTTTAATATTACCAATAAGGTTAACTAACTATGAAGATACAATAAGATTGTTAGAAACAAGTAAAAAGGCTAGTGAGGGCCATAAAATGTAACAAAATGAATTTATTGTGAAGTAAATAGTTCTTTGAAAATTGAATAGTACGGTGTATGATAAATGTAAAAAGTTATTGACATTTATCCATAACAGTTGTTAAAATATAAATGTAAAAAGATTTTTACATTTGTACTTTATAAATAATTATAGGAGAATGATTGCTATGAGAAAGATGGATGAAATGGAAATGAGTATTAGTTTAAAAGCAATAAAATGTGCATGGACTTATACGATAGTATTTTTAGCAGTTTGGCTTATATATAATTTTATTCATACAGGAAACATGGGGCTAGCAGGTTTCTTATTAATAACACAGAACTTTGTTTTGATTTCAGTACAATTTTTTTTGAAATGGAAGCTTGGAAGAGATGAAAAATAATATAAGAATTTTAAGAAAACAATTTGGACTCAGACAGGAAGATGTAGCCAACGCTTTGAATGTAACAAGACAAACAATAAATGCCATTGAAAATAATAAGTATAATCCAACGCTAGAATTAGCAATGAAATTGGCTAGATTATTAAATACTACAGTAGATGAATTATTTATGCTTAATGATTAGAGTAACTTCTATACACCGTATTATTCAAAAGAATTTTACGGTGTTTTTATATTTGCAAATAAAAAAGCCAGGGGTGAAATCCTGGCATAGCAATGGTTATAGGAGAACTATAATTATTGAAATACTGGGGATTCATCATCCCCAGTATAAAGGTAACTATCAATATACTTCAGCATAATATTTTAGTTTATGTAAACATTAATATTAATAGATTCAATATATTAATAACCTTATGTGAAATAGGATGTACAGAAATTAGATATATTATACTGGAAATTTTATGTAGCATATAAAATAAAAAAAGACCAGGAGGAAAAATCCTGGTAATGCATAGAAAAAAATATGGGGAAACATTTATAGTATTTACATAATTGGGACTATTATACACAACAGGAGTGAAATTATGGAAGAATTAACTGAGATGGAAAGATTAAAGCTTTCTTTGAAATACAGTACTTCGGAGAAACATAGAAAATTACTTGAAGAGAAAATAAGTAAAATTGAAAATAAAGCAGACAAGAAAATTAAGAAGATTAATATACAGGAGAGTTTTTTGTAGAAATATAAATAAGATTCAGGGGAGGAGTTAAAATAATGGATAAAATTCAAATGGCTAATATGGAGAGTAAGCTCAGAGATTATTTTAATAGAGATAAGAGAATGAGAGCACTTAATATGAAATTAAATATCCTAAAAAAACAGATAGATGAAATAGGGTACAAGCTCAGGAATGTTAAAGTAAACCTCCCCGAAGAATCTAGATCAATGGTATATGAAGAAAGAGTTCAGACAAGTCATACAGGTGAAAGCTATGCCGAGAGGACTTTACTGCGTATAACGGATAAGTTGCTCCGGGAACAGTCATGGAAGATAGAACAGATTGCTGACATAGAAGAACGGTTACGAAACATGGAATCCAGTAATTCTGTAATTGAAGTTAATATAAAAGATTTAAGAATTGAAGATAAGGATTTTTTGAAGGAAAAATATAAATATAGGAAAGCAGATTGGCAGATAGGTATGAAATTTAATATGACACAGGGTGCAGTTACTAAGAGAAGGCACAGACTGATTGAGAATATTGCTAATTGGGAACCTTGGGTTAGTACAGTTAATTAATGTATGTTATAATTTTTACAACATGATAAATACTGGAAGGATAGGAGTGATAAAATGAATTTAAATATAAAGAATGTTATTGGAATCCCTATTGCCATTGTTATTTTAATTATAATTATAGGTGTCATTGGTAATTTTTTAATTAAACGTAAATAGTTATTTTTGAGGAATTATTTAGGAATTAAATTGGAATTACATAGGAATTAAAATATTGCCAAAATGTAATATAATGATATTGTGATAATGCATCAGGGATTACAACTGATGATAACTGTTAAATTCTCCTTTTTTGATAAGCCTATGGCTCCAGGGTTAAATGGAGCTACCAATGCGGGAAGCCGTAAATAAATTAATACTATATCTTGTGCAGGACACCTAATTATTCAGGTGTCCTATTTATATTGTTTATAAGATCTTAAAAAATTAAATAGATAGTTAATAAATATGACGTCAATTTGTAACATAAAACCTATATCATAATAGGTGTCCTAAGGAAATACCTTAGAGAAAATGAAAATAATGCTTTTACATAAATGAAGAAAAGTAATGGTAATTACCAGACTGGTGCCTGTAGTTGCAGGGCACACTAAACTTAAGTGCAACTGCCACTTAACAGAAATTGTTGTTCCCCAACAATTAGTTATAGAATAAGCATCCATCATTCAGGATGCTTATTTTTATGCATGAAAGAAGGTGGAGAGGTGTGAAAGTGAAAGAGATATTGAAGGATAAAATAAAAGAATTAAATAAGAATAAATCCAGGAGAGGTGAGCACCTCTCCTTTTATGATTATCAGAAACTTATGCAGCATGATACATTTAAAAGAGTTAGAGGTGCTATTAGACAGATAAAATAAAATAATTTCATAGTGAGGTGGTGATATGAATGTAGTTGAGCCAATAAAAAATATAAATAAAGTTCAAGATATTTTAAAATATGCAAAACAAAACAATGAGAGAGACTATGTGATGCTGGAACTGGGATTTCATACAGGGCTTAGAATATCCGATATATTAAAACTAAAAGTCGGAGATGTAAGAGATAAGAACAATAACATCAAAAAGTACTTGATCTTACGTGAAGGCAAGACAAATAAATTCAAGCGTATAAAGATGAATCAGGAAGTTAGAGAGTGTTTGAAGAAATATTGTGGTGGCAAAGAATCCTATGACTATTTGATTAAATCAAGAGAACATATGAATAAACCAATAACAAGACAAAGAGCATATCAGATCATAACAGAAATTGGAGGTATGCTTGGCATAGAAGATCTAGGATGTCACTCTCTTAGAAAAACGTTTGGATATTTATATTATAAAAAGACAAAAGATATAGCTTTATTACAGAAGATATTCAATCACAGCAGTCAATTTGTAACTCTTAGATATATTGGAGTAGAACAGCATGCTATAGATAAAGCACTGGATAGTATGAACTTTGGAATTTAAGTAGTACTCTAATTTGTCATAATGAGTATATGTAAAACTCATTGAAATACATGATTTGGTTTAGTGCTTATAAGGCTACTGAATATAAGCCATAGAGCGTATATAAGATAGGTTTAAATAAGTTTTACACAATGTATATTAAGTCAAATTCAAAATACGAACGAAGGTGGTATAATTCCTAAGAATGTTTGTAATTTTGGTGATTGTCATAGAATTATTCCAGGTAATGAGAAGTATTGTGAAGAACACAAAATATTATATGAAACAAATCGTAAAGAAAAATATAAGCACTATAAAAAATATAGAGGAGATAAAAAGGAACAATCATTTTATAATTCAAAACAGTGGAAAAGATTAAGAGAATTTATTTCAGTAAAATATAAAGGCATTTGTCTTTGGTCATATTATTTTGATGAAAGTATAGTCTTGGCAGATGCATATCATCATATAGTTCCAATCAAGGATGATTGGGATAAGAGATTGGATATATATAATATAATTCCATTAAGTAATAGAGCACACAATATGATTCATGATATGTATAAGAAAGATAAAGAAGGTACACAAAGATTACTTGTGAATCTGATTTGGAAGTGGAATAAGATTGGAGGGATAAAGTAAATGGATAAGGATATAGTTAAAGCAAAGAAGTTCTTTACTGATATGAGGGATGTATCACAAGATATGTTGGATATCATACAGCAGGAAGAGCAGGGAAGACAACCTAGTGAAGACCATGTTACCATGATACTGGGAAGATTTGCTCTATTACAAATGCAGGATAAGTTGTAGCAATAGTCATCCTGCAGAGATTATTTACAAAAACTGGATTATATCAGGGCAGGGGGGTGCAAAAAAGTTTATTATGAGCCCCAAAAGGTCGCGTGGCCTCTACTCTGTGAGTTTTTCTCGGTTTTTGAAAGTTTTTAGATGGAATTTGGAGGTGTATAAAAATGCCAGGCAGAAAAAATATGTCTGTAAAATCTATCCTAGAAAATGGAAATAGAAGTCATTTGACAAAAGATGAAATTGAAAAAAGACAGGAGCAGGAAAAAGTACTTGAAAAATTGCAAAGCAATAAAATAAGACCTCCGACCTGGATGAGCAAAATGGGTAAAAAGATTTTCAAGGATATTGTGAAGAATTTAAAAGAAATTGATATTCTTGTGAATGTAGATGTATATGGACTAGCCATTTGTGCTGATGCCATGGATAAATACATCAGATGTACCATAGCACTTCACACTGAACAATTAAGAATAGAGCAGGTAAGTAAACTTGGAGTTAGTGATGTTGAAAATCCTCTTGTAAAAACTCAAATAAGATATGCTGATGTTTTTAAAAAGTATTCCAGTGATTTTGGACTGTCTCCTGCATCACGATTGAAGATAGTTCAGGCCAATACTCCTGAACTTGATGAAGATGAACAGGAATTTGAGAGTGATTTTGGAGATGTCTAAATATAATACAGTTCTTGAAGAACTTATCGACTATAGCAATAAAATTATTTCTGGAAGTATACTTGCATGTAAAAGACATAAACAAGCCTGTCAAAGATTCTTGAACGATCTCAAGAAAATGGAGACGGATACTTGGAATTATTACTGGGATGAAGTAGAGGCGGAGAGAATTGTCAAATGGTTCTCCTATTGCAAGCACAGTAAAGGACCACTTGAAGGTAAACCTATAGTTCTAAATAGCTGGCAGAAATTTGTTGTATGCAATATAGAAGCATGGAAGTCCAAGGATACAGATTACAGAAGGTTCAGATTTGCTTTTATTCAAGTTGGAAGGAAAAATGCAAAGTCACAGATGGAAGCTGGAATGGCTGCCTATGAATGTGGAGCCAAAGGTCATAATGCAGCGGAAATTTATACTCTTGGTGTTGAGAGAGACCAAGCTAGATTGGTATTTGATGAAGTGGACCTTATGCTCAGCAAGCCCCTTAAAAAAAGATTTAAGATAGTGCAGAAGGAAATAAGGCATAAAAAAAGCCACAGCTTTATAAAACATCTTTCTCAAAAAGCTGGAAAAACTGGTGATGGTAAAAATCCTCAGATGGCAATTATTGACGAGTATCATGCCCATCCCAATTCAGCCATGTATGATGTTATGAAGTCAGGTATGATTTCAAGGCAGGAACCATTGCTGGTCATTATAACAACTGCAGGAGTAGATTATGAAGAAACACCTTGTTATTATGAATACAAGGACTGTTGCTCCATTCTTGATGGTACTATTGACAATGACAGATATTTTGTAATGATAAATGAACTTGAAAAAGAAGATGATCCATATGATGAAACTGTATGGATAAAAGCCAATCCTGTTGCAGCAACTTATAAAGTAGGTATTGAAAGTATAAAGGAACTTATGGTACTTGCTAAAAGTTCTAGTGATGAAAGCAAGAAGACGGATTTCCTTACAAAGAACTGTAATATATATGTTGCTGCAGGTGAAGATAAGTATATTGATATTGAATACTGGAAAAAGAATCAGAGGAAAATATCTTTTGAAGACTTCAGAGGACAGAAGGTAAATATAGGTGCTGACTTATCAAAAACAGGTGATTTGACATCCAATTCATTTGAGTTTGATTTTACTGAGTTTGATAAGAAACAGAATAAAGATATAATCAAATATGCTGTATTCAGCCATTCATATATTCCTGCAGCGGTTGTTGAAGAAAAATCAAAGACAGATAATGTACCTTATGATCTTTGGATTAGGAAAGGATGGCTTACTAAAACTACTGCCAACGATGGATTGATTATAGATTATATGGAGATGGTAAACTATATAGAAAATATAGTTGAGAAGTATGATCTTAAACGAGGCAAATTGGGATATGATCAGCATTATGCCAATTTCTTTGTAGCTGAAATGGAAAATAGAGGGTGGGAATGTGTTAAAGTCCCACAATCCTGTGCTAAATTGGACAATGCTACAGTAAGTTTTAGAGATTTGATAAAAGTTGGACATATAGTACATGATGGAAATAAACTTTTTACATGGTCATTGGACAACTGTGAGAAGGACACAAATAGTTTTGGAGAGATAAAATTAAAGAAAAAAGGCAAGTTTAAGAGAATAGATCCTGTCGCTTCAGCTATTTTCTCACATGAAATGTATATCAGTGAATTGAATGATTTTGAACCTGATACAGAAGAATACCTGAGGATGATGGGTTGGGACAAGGAGGTGAAAGATTGAATGTATTCAGTAAAGCAATAAAAACTATAAAGAATGTAATAACTCCAACTCCCACAGCTAATATGCAAAGTGAAGATTTGCTTGAATGGCTGGGAATAAGTAAGACACCAAAGAGATTGGTTAGTGAGGTAACTTATTTTACTTGTTTGAAAATGCTATCTGAAACCTTAGGAAAAATGCCATTAAAATTTTATCAGGATACCAATGATGGTATAAAAAAAGCTGAGTCAAATACTGCTCATAAACTTTTAAAATTGAGACCAAATCCATTTATGACTCCTTCAATATTCTGGTCTACTGTTGAACAAAACAGAAATCACTATGGAAATGCTTTTGTGTGGATCAGAAGAAAACTGACTCTCTATAAATATGGTGGTGATTATGAAATACAGGATATGTGGATCATGCCTTCTGAAAGTGTACGTGTAATACTTGATGATGAAGGATATTTTGGAGATAAAGGTCAGATATATTATTTTTATACAGATAAATATTCAGGTCAGACATATACATTCAGAAATAATGATGTAATGCATTTTAAAACATCCTATAGTTTTGATGGAATAATGGGTGCACCGGTTAGAGATATTCTAAAAACTACTTTAGAAGGTGGACTTGAAAGCCAAAATTTCATGAACAATCTTTATAAAAGCGGACTTACAGCTAAAGCGGTACTTGAATATACAGGAGATTTAAAAGAACCTGCAAAGAAAAAATTAATTGCAGGGTTTGAAGCTTTTGCAAATGGTTCTGAAAATAGCGGAAAGATTATTCCTGTACCTCTAGGAATGAAACTCACGCCACTTAATATAAAACTTACAGACAGTCAATTTTTTGAACTCAAAAAATTCAGTGCTTTGCAGATTGCAGGTGCTTTTGGTATAAAGCCCAATCAAATTAATAATTATGAGAAATCAAGTTATACAAACTCGGAAATGCAGCAGTTGAGTTTTTATGTTGATACGGAGCTGTTTACATTAAAACAATATGAGGAAGAGATAACTTATAAACTTCTTGAAAAATGGGAAACCGATGAGGGTTTCTTTTTTAAATTCAATGAAAAAGTTATATTGAGGACTGACAGCAAGACACAGATGGAGACACTGGCATCAGGAGTCAACAATGGTATCTATAAGATTGATGAGGCTAGAGAAATATTGAATCTTCCGAAAGCAGAAGGGGGAGATATAATAATGGTAAATGGAAACTATATTCCTGCCACCATGGTAGGCAAACAATATAGTGGAGGTGATAATAAAAATGAATAAAAAGTTTTGGAATTTTATAAAAAATGATGCTTCAGAGGAGTCACCTGAAAACATAGAACTTAGAATATCAGGTGATATAGTTCCAGATAATGATGCATGGATATATGAGTGGCTTGAAGAGGAGTCTGCTTCACCTAATGCATTTAGACAAGAGTTAAATAATTATAAGGATAAGGACATAACTGTATGGATTGACAGTTATGGGGGAGATGTATTTGCCGCAGCAGGTATTTACAATGCTTTAAAAAATCATAATGGGAAAATTACTGTGAAAATTGACGGCAAGGCTATGAGTGCAGCAAGTGTTATAGCCATGGCAGGAGATGAAATATTCATGTCTCCAGTTGGAGTAATGATGATTCACAATCCACTTACTGGCGTAAAGGGAGACATGAGGGATTTGAGAAAGGCTGCAGATGTTCTGGATACAGTAAAAGAAACTATAATTAATGCCTATGTAAATAAGACAGGAAAGTCAAAATCAAAAATATCTGCAATGATGGATGATGAAACATGGATGTCAGCCAATGTTGCAGTCAAACAGGGCTTTGCAGATAATATATTGTATCAGGATGAAAGCATAGAAAATGCTGCTGATTTTGCGTTTAATAGATTTGAGATACAGAATAGTGCAAATGAGAGTATAAAAAAACTTATAAACTTTGAAAAGGCTCATAATAAAAAACCACAAAATAAAATATCAGAAAAAGAAAAGCTGTTGATGGAATTGGATTTGATCTAATTCTTTTTTTATTGCATAAATTCAGGAGGGATAATTATGAATGAAGAATTGTTAAAGATGTTAAATGCTATAAACAGTAAGAAGGAAGAAGCCAAAAAATTAGTTATGGAAGATAAGATTGAAGAGGCTAAGACAGCCAAAGATGAGCTTATCAAGTTGCAAAACAAATTTGATATTGCCAAGGATCTATTTGATCAACAGGAGAAATCCAAAGATGAAGAAATTAAAAACAAGGTTAAAAAATTGACTGTAGAAGATGAAGAGAAAAAAGGACATAATGCTTTTGTCAATGTATTTACAGCAGGAGTATTGAAAAAAGCAGTTAATGAAGAAGATGTAAAAATTTACAATCAAATGACAGAGGCTGATCCAACAGAAGGTGTTTCAGATGGAGGGCTCACTGTTCCGCAGGATATAAGGACACAGGTAAAGGAACTTAGAAGGAGTCTTGATGCACTTGAACCATTTATAAATGTAGAGCCTGTAACAACTTTAAGTGGTTCAAGGGTAATAGAGGTAAATGCAGATCAAGTTCCTTTTGATAATGTTGATGAAGCAGCTCAGTTTCCAGATGTAGACACTCCAAAATTTAAAAATATTTCATATAAAGTTGTTAAAAAAGGTGGAATACTTAAAGTAACAAGGGAACTTCTCCAGGACAGTGCCGAAAATATTCTGTCATATTTGACTAATTGGATAGGCAAAAAGGCAAGAGTGACAAGAAACTTTTTAATTCTAAATGAACTTGATTCAAGTTTTGGAGGAGACAAGACAAAGACACTGAACAATTTTGACAGTTTTAAAGATATATTTAATGTAGTTCTTGATCCTTCCATTGCAATATCATCCAGCGTTCTGACAAATCAAGATGGATTCAACTGGCTGGATAAGCAAAAAGACAGTGATGGTAAGTATATACTTCAGCCTAATCCGGTAAATGCAACTCAAAAATTGTTGTTTGGAAGATATCCTGTAGCGGTAGTTTCAAATAAAGTTTTAAAGTCAGCTGTTGAAGGTGCTCCTGAAGCACCAACCGGTTATAAATATCCATTCTATATGGGTGACCTTAAAGAGGCCATAACCATTTTTGATAGAGAAAGTTTGTCTATAGAGTTTTCCAATGAAGCAGGTGATTTGTGGGGAAAAGATTTAACGGGTGCTAAAGTTAGAGAAAGACTTGATATAAAAACCATAGATACTGAAGCAGTTGTAAAAGGAGAAGTAAGTGTTACTGTATAGAGAGATTTTCTCTCTCCTTCAAGGAGGGGATTAGGTGAGTATTTTAAGTTTAGATGAAGCAAAAAGTTATCTGCATTTTGATGATGACTATATAGATGAAGATGTGGATATACAATCTTTTATAGATGCTGCAGAAATGTATTTGAAAAATGCTGGATGTATTTTGAATCCTGATGATCAATTGGCTAAACTGGCTATAAAAATTCTTGTATCCAACTGGTATGAAAATCGATGTATAGAAATTACAGGCCCCAACTTCAACAAGATAAAATTTTCGCTTGATGTTATAATTACACAACTTAAGTATTGTTATGACATAGATACTTCAGAGGAGAGTGATGGTTCATAATGAATCCAGGAGGCTTAAATCATCATATAGAAGTACAAAAATATGAACCTTCATATGATAATGATGGTTTTGAAACTAAAGAGTGGATAAAATTCAGGACATTATGGGCTGGTAGACAGGGATTGGTTGGCAAAGCTTTTTATGCTGCCAAGGCAGTACAAAGTGAAAATGATGTTACCTATAGGATAAGATATACAAAAGGAATTAAAGCAGGAATGAGAGTTATTGATAAAGATGATATATACTATATTAAAATTGATCCTATAGACAAAGATGGCAGGAGAAAAGAATTATATCTTATCTGTAACAACACAAAACCTAGCACCGGAGGTGAGTAATTTGGCTGCTGACATTGAATTGAATGGAATGTCTGAATTAATTGAAAAGCTTGAAGCTACAAATGCTAAAGCCAAAAGTATTGAAAATAATGCTTTAAAAGCAGGTGCTCAACCAATCTTTGAAGATATGAAAAACACCACAGCATTTAAAGACAAAACTGGTGATTTAAGAAAAGCTTTGACAGTTGGAAAGATAAGAACTAAAGACGGAGTTAAGTCTATCCAAATAGGGATAGAAGGAGGATATGTAAAATATTTTTATGGAAAGTTTATAGAATTTGGTACTTCTCAAATACCTGCAAGGCCATTTATACATCCTGCTTATGAAAGACATAAAAGAGAAACAATTGAAATAATAAAATCTGAATTAAGGCAGGCTTTAAAATGAATAGCATAAACACTATTTTAGAACCTACAGGAGTGCCAGTCAGTAGGTTAAAATATACTGGTAGTAAAGATCCCTATATAACTTTTTTCTTTTATGATGAACAGGGAGAAGCTTTCGCAGATGATAAAGAAACTTCCACAGGATATTATTTACAAGTAGATATATGGACAAAAGGTAATTTTACAGCATTGGCCAAGCAAGTTAAAAGCTTGATGGATGACGCTGACTTCAAAAGGATATATTCAACTGAATTACATGAACCAGATACAGGACTAAACCACAAGGTATTGAGATTTTCTTATTATGAAGAAAATTCTTGATGCTTTTTTATTTTGAAAGGAATGAGAATCAGTGAAAATAGATTTTAACAAAGATAAAAGTATGAATATTAAGCTTGATAAAATTCCGAGATTACTTTATATAAACGAGGAAAGCAGAGGATGTGGGCAAGTTTATTTAAATGGTAAAAGAGTGAAAGCTCTTTGTGAAACAAATATCCACGCTAAGACACGTGAAGACAGCGAATATCCGCCATTGGAATATCTAATTAAATATTATGACTCTAAAAGCCATTCGCATAAGACAATAGACAATGGCTACAACCCTATTTTTACCGCATCCATAAATTTAAAAAATACAGATTTATTTAAAAATCTTTTAAATGTTCTCGTAAAATTGCTTGACGATGGAAGAGTTCCAAAGAAAGTAAAAAACGATATTAAGCTTCAAATAGAAAATTTAACCAAAAGAAATGAGGAGGTAACAAACAATGAATAAACATAGCGCACAAATAGGATTAGAACATTTAGTATATGCAATAATGCATGATGATGGAATAACATATGATCCACCTAAATTGTTAAGTCCTGCAATAGAAGCAAAAATAACCCCAAAAACTAACTCTGATACTTTATATGCAGATGATAAATCTGTAGAAAATGCTACTACACTTGGAGAAATAGACGTAGAGCTACAGACACAAGATGTCCCACTGCAAGCTCAAGCAGATTTACTTGGACATAAAATAGATGAAAAAGGGGTTTTAGTACACAATGGTACTGATGATACTCCATATGTTGCTATTGGATTTAAATCTAAAAAAGGAGATAATTCTTATAGATTTATATGGCTTCTAAAAGGTAGATTTCAAGAAATTGAAGAAGATTACAAAACCAAAGAAGATAAAGCTAATTTTGCTACTCCAAGCTTGAAAGCAACATTTGTAACTAGAGATGATGATAACTGGAAATTTATAGCTGACCAAAATAACGGGATGGATTCAGATACTATGGAACATTGGTTTGACGCAGTATATCAGCCTAATGTTGATACAACTCCTCTTACAGCAACTACTACACCAGAAAATGGTGCAACTGGAGTTGCTGCTAACAGTGGAATAGAGTTTATATTTAATAAAGCAATAAATACAGGAACCGTTAATGACACATCTGTATTTTTGCTTAAACCAGATGGTACATCTGTAGATTCTACTATAGTTGTAAGTACAGATGCCAAAACTGTAACTTTAACTCCTAAGAATGCTTTAGAAGCAGGAAATTATATTGCTATGGCAACAAAAGCCATTAAATCTGAAAATGGAGCAGCTTTAGCAAATAATATTGCAGTCAATTTTACAGTATAAAAAATATAGCTTGATAGATCAACTTATTATTTAATGGGTGTAATTATATTTGCACCTATTAAAAAGTTGCTCATATTTAAAATTTAACGGGAACAAAAATGTCCAAGGAGGAAATTTATAATGGAACAAATAACTATAAAATTAAATGATAAAGAATATACTATGCCAAGACCAAAAACTAGGGTAGTAAGAGATACTCTTAAATTTCTAAACGAAACAAAAATAAATTTTGCAAATTTCAGGCCTCAGGATCTAGATAAAATGGTAGGTTATGTTTGTGATGCATTTGGTAAACAATTCAAGTCCGATGATGTATATGATGGCTTATATGCTGATGATATAATGGAAAAATTTAATGAGTGTATGGATACTATTTTATCTAACTTAAATTTACACTTGCAACAGCTCCCAAACGAAAATCCTCCAGAGGAAACAAAAGAGTAACTCTGGAGGACTTCATAAAAGAAATATATTTGGATAGATTAAATGCTGGTGAATCTGTAGAATCTATAGATAGTATGGATTTTTTTTATTACCTTGATTTACTTGTATATAAAGCTAATAAAGATGAAGATAAGGAAGTAAATAAAACTACCATAGAAAATGTTATATAATGTAAAAATAATAGAAAGATGCTTCTTAATTTGGTATTATATAGATATATACTAAATTAAAGGGGAACCTATTATGAAGAAAAGAGTAATTTTAGAAATTGTATGTGCAATTATAATTTTTATCGTGGGTTATTTTGTTGGAGATAGTGCTGCGATAAATCGAGTAAACAAAAGTTTAAATTCTGCAAATTCAAATCAAGCATCATCTACCAAATCAGATGATAATTCCAATACTGACAATTCAGAACAAAAACAAAAGAAATCAGATGCAAAAGTATACAAGCTTGGCAATGAAGGGACGTCTGATGGCTGGGCTATAAAAGTATTAGATGTTAAAGAAGCGACAACTATTCCAAGTGGTGATGGCTCAGATAATAAAACAACTCAGCAGAAATTTATAGTAATTAAGCTTCAAATGACTAACGTTTCACAGGCTGCAGCACAATATGATGACAGTGAGTTTATATTAGCTAATAATAAGGACCAAAAACAATATCAAATAGATTCTGATGCATCGCTTACGGCTAATCAAGTAGAAACTATATACAAGAAAAATTCAAATTTTTTCTTAAGTATTGATAATGTTAACCCTAATATGCCAAAACAAACCTATATGATATTTGAAGTTCCTAAAAATTTTAATTTACAAAATGGAGTTTTAGCTCATACAGGTAATAATCAAATATCATGGTTTTATTTAAAATAAATTAATTTTAAAAAAGTCTTAGAGATACGGCTTTTTTATTTTGCAAAAAATAATTAAGGAAGGAGGTAAATAAATGGCTGAGGAAGAGATAAGTTCTCTGGCGGTACGAGTAGCCCTAAATGATTCTGATTTTAGCAAAGGAATGCAGAATTTAAAGAAGAACTTAGGAATAATAGATAGTGGATTTAAAAGCAGTATTGCAGGAGTTAAAGACTGGGGCAAAAATTTAGATAATTTAAAAAATAGTGCGCAGGCCCTAGGAGAAAAAATATCTGCCCAGCAAAAGATAGTACAGAGCTACACTCAACAATTGGAAAAATCAAAAGCTACTATGGAAAAAAGTTCTAAAAAGATGCTTGATTTAAAATCTAAGGTTGAAGAGGCACGTAAGGCATATGAGCAAAGCGTTGATACTTTAGGTAGAACAGATAAACAAACCAAAGAATTGAAAACCACTCTAAATGATTTAACTAAAAAATACCAAAATAGTGAAAGAACAGTTGCGAATAACAGCAAGACCGTTCAAGGCTACACTATCCAGATGAACAATGCCAATGGGAAGCTGAAAGATTTTGAAAGCCAGCTAGATGAAACAAATAAAAAAATAACCAATTTTAAATTAACATCTTTAAGTGACTCTCTTAAAGAAAGCAGTAATAAATTTAAAGCTGTGGGAGAGGGTGCCAATAAAGCTGGAGATAGTATATTAAAGTTATCTATCCCATTAGTTGGCGCAGGCGTTGCAGCTGCAAAAGTTGGGATGGACTTTGAAACCTCTATGTCACAAGTTGCTGGAGCTTTAAATAAGCCTGTAAGTCAAATGGGCAGTTTAAATGAGCTTGCCTTGAAAACAGGTCAAGACACACAATTTTCAGCAACACAGGCAGGGCAGGCAATGACTGAACTTGCCAAGGGAGGACTTAATGAAGCAAAGATAAAAGCTGGAGCGCTAGACGCTACAATGAACTTAGCAGCATCTTCTGGAATGGATTTAGGTATAGCTGCAAATACAGTTGTTCAAGCAATGGGCGCTTTTGGACTTTCTGCTAGTCAAGCATCTCAAGCAGTTAATGCATTAGCAGGATCGGCAGCTGCATCATCTACAGATGTTGAACCATTGTCACAAGGTTTAGCACAATGTGCTGCTCAGGCTCACATGGTAGGTTGGTCTATACAAGATACAACAGCAGTATTGGGAGCTTTTGCAGATGCAGGAGTTGTAGGAAGTGACGCTGGTACATCTCTTAAAACTATGCTTCAAAGATTAGGGGCACCACTTAAAGACGCTAGAGCTGAAATGAAATTATTAGGTATTAATATCTGGGATGGCAACGGCCATATGAAAGATGCCGCAGGAATTGCTCAAGAGCTACAATCCCACATGAAAGGTTTGTCTGATTCCCATAGACAGGCTGCCATGTCTATAATATTTGGTTCAGATGCTACAAGAGCTGCAAGTATTTTAATGAACAACGGTGCCACAGGAGTACAAAAATATACTAAAGCCACAAATGACCAAAGCGTAGCATCAAGGTTGGCTGCAAGTCAAATGGGCGATACAGCAAAATCAATTGAACAAATGAAAGGCTCTCTTGAAACTGCTGGAATAAAACTCGCTCAAAATTTTGCCCCAACTATAAAAGTCGTTGCTGATGATATTGGAAAATTAGCTGATGCGTTTGGAAATTTAAGCCCTGGAACTCAGAAATTAATGGTTGATTTTGCAGAGATTACTGTAGTAGCTGGTGGTACTTTAAAGGTATTTGGGGGGTTTGCAAAAAGTACAGGAAGTATTTTAGACTTTTTAGGTAAATTTACAGGTAAGGTTGCAGAATCAAAAGTAGCATCTAAGGTTGCAGAGGAAGGAATAAAAAAAGTAGGATTAGCAGCAGCAAAAACAGGTGTAGAAACCGCAGGTGTAACAGCTACAAGTGGTGGACTTATTGCAGGATTAGGCTCAGTAGCAGCAGTTGCATTACCAGTAGCTGGTGCTATTGTTGGTGTTGGAGCTGCTGCATATGGCATCCATTATGCCGTAACTGAAAAGGCAGTGCCTGCAGTAGATTTATTTAATAACAAATTCAAAGAATCTACTCAAGTAATGGATCAATACGGAAATAAAATAAATACTACCGTTACTAAAACTGTAGATTTCTCCGAATCTACTAAAAAAGCAGTAAGTTCATATATGCAAATGGATACAAATGTTAGAAAAACTATGACCGACATGTATGTTAATTCAAATAATTTTAGTTCACAAACTAAAAATGCTGTCATTTCTCAATTTAATGAAATGGCAAATAGAGTGTCTGGGCTTACTGCCAATCAAAAAGATAAGACTATAACAGATTTTTCTAATATGGTTGCTAATACAAGTACATTAACAAACCAAAATAAAACTCAAATCATAGCCCAATATACAAATATGGTAAACAGAGTATCTGGACTTAGCAATCAGCAAAAACAGCAGGTTATAAAAAGTTTTCAAGATACATTGACTCAATCTACCGGTATAACTAAAACACAAGCAAATAATGTGATAACTCAATTTAATAGTATGGGTATCAAAATAAAAGCTGGTATGGATAAACAATATACTGATAGATATACAACTATGAAAAATTTCTTTGCTAAAAGTGATGCTTTGAGTATACAAGAAGAACAAAAAGTATTATCTAAAATGACAGCTAACAATAATGCACAAAAATCTAAAATTGATTCATACGAAAAACAAATAGCTGCAATTGAACTTAAAGCTGTAAATCAACATAGACAAGTAACTCAACAAGAACAACAACAAATAAATACTATACAAGATAAAATGAGGACTTCAGCTGTTCAAAGCCTATCTAGTACGGAAATTCAAAGTAAAGTATTACTTGAAAGAATGAAAAGTTATGGAAGTAGCATAACTCAACAGCAAGCTAGCGACATTATAAAAAATGCTAATAAGCAGAGAGATGGTGCCATAGCAGCTGCAAATAGTCAGTATAATAAAGTGGTAGCAGATGCTGTTTATCAGAGAGACGTATCCCATTCCATGACGGCAGATCAATATGAAAAAGTTGTCGATAATGCTAAGAAGCAAAGGGATGGTGCTATAGCAGCAGCCAAAGGTCAAAGAACCGAAGTTGTTAATCACTTAAGCAAAATGGATGGCGAAGTATTGAAAAATATGGACACCGATACCGGGAAAATGGTTGCTCCTTGGAAAAGGGCAGTCAACAGTATAAAGCAGGTATGGACTAATTTTTGGAAATGGTTAGATGATAAATTTAAAAATTACAACTCGCAAAAAGGTAATTCAACGGGCTCTGTAGGCTCGGGAAATGGTCTTAATGGAGTTTCAACACCAGGCAGCATAGTAGCGAGTGCAAATGGTAATATCATAGACAAGCCTGTGTTTAGTATAGCAGGTGAAGATGGTGCAGAAGCAATAATACCTCTTTCCAATAAACACCGTGCACGTGGCTTAGAATTATGGCAGCAAGCCGGACAAATGATGGGCGTAAGGATGTTTGCTAATGGTGGAATAGCTGGAAACTCTAACACTTCAAATAGTGATGTAAAAGTTAATGCTGGGCTATCTACTTCTATAACACTTGGGAAAAGCGATTTAAATAAGTTTGAAAACTATGGTGAAGAATTAAACAAATATTTAGCTCAAGGTATTGAAAATAGTGCATCTATTGTATCTAAATCATCAGATTTCACACAACAACAGATGCAAACACTTATAACTGCTTTCATTAAGAAATATGCTGACAATGGACAAGACATGAATAAAAATCTAGGTACAGGCATAATTCAAAGCAGTGCTTCAGTTATAACGCCTATTAATTCCTTAAATACAAATCTAGGGAATATGGTTGCATCTTTTGCACAAAGTTTTACAAATCATGGCCAAGATTCAATGTCAAACCTTGGTTCTGGGATAACTAATAATGAAGATACTGTAATTAGTGCAAATACTAAGGTAACTACAGATAATAAAAAGATTTTAGAAGATTATTCCAAAAATCATACTGATTATGGAACATCTTCCATGGACAATCTAGGGACTGCCATAACAGGAAATGAAGATGTAGTTACCAACGCAAACAGCAAAGTAACTGCAGACAATAAAGCTATATTGAGTAATTATGTACAGCTTCATACAACATATGGAACTACATCTATGAATAATCTCACTACGGGAATAAATAATACTTCACCTAAAGTATTAGCAGCAACAAATAAAATATCATCTGACAATAAAACCGTTTTAAATGGACTTGCTGCATCTGCAAATCCTACAGGACAAAATGTTAGCAATGGATTATCTGCAGGTATGAAATCAGCTGAAAACAATGCTGTTAGTATAGCAAAAGAACTTACTCAGAAGGTTCTTGATGCTTTTACTGGGAAAGATGGCTTTGACATACATTCTCCTTCTAAAAAGACAACAGGCTTTGGAGAAAATGTTATACAGGGTTTTATAAATGGTATGTCAAAACAGGACGTATTGAATTTCTTCAAGAATAAAATTGGAGGAATGATTGGATTTGCCAAAGGCGCGAGTGGGCAAATTTCTGGTCTATTAACTGCAGCACTTGGATTAACAGGCACACCTATGAGTTGGCTTCCAGGACTAGAGCAATTAGTACAGAGAGAATCTGGTGGAGATCCATTAGCATACAACAATATAAGTGTTGGTGGTGAACATGCAACTGGTTTGATGCAGATGTTGGGTTCTACTTTTAGCAGTTATGCTGCTAGTGGACATACTAATATTCTTAATCCTTTAGATAACATTCTAAGTGCTATTAACTATATAAAAGCTAGATATGGCTCTGTAATGAATATTCCAAATCTGTTTAATGGAAATTATGTTGGCTATGAAAGTGGTACAACTAATGCTGTAGCAGGTTGGAGAATAGTTGGAGAGAATGGCCCTGAACTTGAATATTCCCCAACTGGCGGTGAAACTATTTTTAATAATAGTGATACTATGTCTATGTTAAGCAGCAGTTCTACAATTAATACTGGTAAGACTCTTGGCAGTAATTTAATTGCTGGGATATCTGCAGGAATAAATGAAAGTAAAGATGGATTACAGTATACACTTGATACTATAAGCAACTTATTTAAATATAGTATTGCAACTGCTACAAAACAAACTGCTTCTACAGTAAAAACTACTGTTAAAGAAACTTTAAATGATGTTGATTCCTGGCTCCCTGATTTTAGCAAAGCCTTGGCAAATGGCATAAAAGATAATACTGTTTATACTAAAAATTCTGCACTTAAACTTGGTACTGTTTTAGCTGATTCCGTAATGGATGAAAGAAATGCAAGATCACAATATCTTGATGCTTATAATAAGAAAAAAATGACAGCAGATAAAGCCTTGGCAGATCTAGACGGAATGAATAAAAAACTAGAAGTATCAACTAATGATGATGCTAAAGATATGAAAAATTTACTTGGCGTTATGACAAATGAATCTACTGAAATTGTAATACTTACTGCTGAATACAACAAACTTGGCAAGCAATATGGTTATAATTCTGACAAAGCAGTGGAAGCTTTGAAAAAAGTACAGGATTTAAGAGCTGAATATCAAAAAACAGGCAAAGACGTACAAGATTTAGCAGATAAGATAAAGAAAAATGTAATAGATAATGTAAATGATATTAGTTCTAACTTAAAAGATGCTTTGAAGCAGAGATACCAGGATGAACAGGATGCTGCAGAAAAACAGGTCAACCTTGCAACAGATACCCAAACTAAAATATTACAATCAAAACTAGATGCTCTAAGTGACCAAGAGAGCCAGATGGATATACAATATCAGGATGAAGATGATGAAGATAAGAGGGCAGAACTTGAAAGGCAGTTATCAATGCATTATGGAGCTGCTAAAAAGAAAGAACTTCAGCAAGAGCTTGATGATCTCAACAAAACCGAAGAACGCCGACATGCCAAAGAAGCACTTGACCAACAAAAAGATGATCTTCAGACACAGATAGACCAGCTAAAAGAAAATAATGATACCATGATTAAAAATATAGAAGAATTTTATAGTAATAAATTAGAAGATGCAAATTTAGATGCCGAAACTCAAAAAATGCTTGTTAATAATAATCAGATCGAAATAGTAAATCTTCTCAAAAGTTATGGAAAAGACTATGAACTAGCAGGTTCAACACTTGGAGATAGGCTTGTAACTGGATTTAAGGGTTCATTGACCTCTATTTCAAATATGATAAGTAATTTAAAATCTCAGATAAATAATTTGAGTACAAATGTAGATTTATCATCTATAAGCCCACTTTCAACTAATGTAAGCAATACTATTACATCAAATAATATTCAACAAGCTTATACTATACCGCAAAACATACAGAGTAACCAACCTATCGTTATAAATAATAAAATATTCTTAGATGGTAAACAATTAGCTGCAAATCAAACTCAATATGTTAACAATAATTTAGGTACAGTAAACGCTCTAAATACAAGGGGGTTGTAGTATGAGTGTAAGAGATGGATTTATATTTAATGGTAAACATTCTTACAAAGACTTTAACGTATGGCTCCAGGAGAAAAAAATCCAACCTCCTGCAAAAGTTAAAATAAAAGAAACAATTCCATTTATGAATGGAACTTATGATTTTAGCAGTGTTGGAAGTAATGGAGAACCAGTATATGGAGAAAGGCAAATACAGGTTAAACTTGGACTAAGAACTAGAAATAAAAAAGAGTTGTATACAGTATATCAGCTTATTTTACAATGGATTGAAGATACAGGAAGACAGGAATTGCTATTTGACAATATACCTGGCTTTTATTTTACTGCAGAAGTAGAATCTGCCCCTAGCTTTGAAGAAGCTCTAATGTTAGGTAATTTAACAATAACTTTTACTGCTCAACCATTTAAAATATCTACAAGTTACATGGGTGATGATATATGGGACACATTTAATTTTTTAACTGATTATACTCAGTATACCAATACATTTGAAATAACTAATCCATTTACAACAGTAGTTATGTATAACAATGGCAGGGCTGTAACACCAGTTATAAATTGCAGTTCTCCTATGACCCTAAGAGTTAATGGAGAAGATAAAGAATATAAATTAAATGCAGGAGATAACAAGGTTTGGGGCTTGAAACTTAAAAATGGTAAAAATGAATTAATATTTGCAGGCAGTGGAACAGTGAAAATCTTATTTAGATGGGAGAGTTTGTAGTGTATAAAATAACTTTAATAAATAATAATGTTGAGACTATAGTACATTATCCTGATCCCGAAGCACCAAAAGTTATAAATCCAAAGTTGAATATAAAGAGAAGTCAGGCGGGTAGCTTGACTTTTTCTATCACATTAAATAATCCAGGATATAATCTTATAACTAGATTTATTACTAAAGTAGTGTGTGTAGATATTAGGGATAATAAGGAAGTATTTAGTGGAAGGGTATTTACTACTAAGTCTGGTATGGCAGATGGTGGAGAATTAAAAAAAGAAGTTGTCTGTGAGGGCAAAATGAATTATCTTCATGACAGTGTGGTTGAAAGTGTTATATATGAAGACCAAACTCCTGCTGATGTTATTCCTGCTTTATTGGAGTATCACAATACACAGGTTGAGGACTATAAAAAAGTTCAGCCTGGAATTATAGATGTAGAAGATTGGCTTTTCTTTACCACAGATTTTGAAACCACTTTGGAAGCAATACAGAAATATTGCATTAATGAGAATAAAGGCTTTTTAAGATTTAGGACAGAAGATGGAATAAATTATTTGGATTATATGGCCAATCCTCCACAAGATAAAATTTCAAATATCTCATTAGGAGAAAATCTTAAATCTTTAACTATAGATGATAGTCAGGTATTTGGAACAAGGATTATTCCTGTAGGTGCTAATGGCTTGACAATAGAGAGAGTAAATAATAATAAAAACTATATTGAAGATTCAGCAGCAGTAGCTAAATGTGGAATTATTTATAAGAAAGCTGATTACAGCGACATTGATGATGATGAAATGCTTATGACAGAGTGCCAGAAGGATCTGAGTCAGTACACTCAACCTGCAGGCTCTTTTGATGTATCTGCATTGGATTTAAGCACCCTTGCTAATACATCAATAGATAGTATAGATACTTCAACTTCTGTGCATATAAATTGCCCTCTGCTTGGAGTAGATGATACTTATAAGGTTATGGAAATGGATATAGACCTCACAAAGCCATGGAATCCTAAACTTACTATAAGCAATAAACCTTCTAAATTAACCGATACCGTTAGTAATATTCAATCTAATAGTATAAATCGCATGGCCACTTATGGTGGCGTTCAGCTTGGTTATAGGTTTGGAATAAGGGTTGTAAGCCATGATAAATCTGTAGAGATACTTATAAATGGGCAGGAAGGTTTTAGGATAACTAAAGATGGAGTACAGAAGTTTTATATAGATACAGATGGAAATGTAACTTTAGATGGTATACAGAAAATAACTAAAAATGGCAATGTTATTATGGAAAATACCTATAATGCTTATGGCGGTCTTAACAATATATATGATACTAACGGAAACTTGGTTATGAAATTAGGTGTTGAAGCAGGTACTGGAGCAAATACTGGTGCTACATTAATTGGATATAACAAGGATTCACGCAAGCCAAGGTTTAAACTGGGAATTGCTAGGGATGGAGATTTTGGAGCACTTGAATTATTAAACTCTGATGGAGAAGTCGGGGCTGTACTGTATGGAAATGGTACAGGTGCACTCAGAGAAGATGGAGTCTTAAACAAAATTGCCACACAAATATGGGTAGCCCAAAATAAGTAGTGGAGGTGAAAGTTTATGGGGGTTGATGTTAGTAAGGAATGTGATTATATTAATCAGGCAATTCGAGGTGGTGATGTTAGAGGGGCTTTATCAGGTGGAATAAAAAAAGTTGCTGATGAAGTAAATAACTTTGAAGATGAGGCTACTGACCAACAGACCAAATTTATTAAGGATACCACTAAAAGACAGGATGATTATGAAAGTAAGATAACTAAACAGCAGAGTGATTATGAAGATGATATAACCAAACAGCAGAATGGCTATGAGGATAAGGTTAATACTCAGTGGTCTGAATATAAAGAAGTTATGGATGAAGATGAAGCTTCAAGAAAATCTAATGAACAGACTAGATTAAATAATGAGAATGAAAGAATATCAAATGAGGATATAAGAAAACAGAATGAAGTAATCAGGCAAAATAATGAGACTGAGAGAATTGAGAGTGAACAGATTCGATGGATTATTTGTTATACTTATTTTTACTCATAA